AACTTGAACGTTTCATTAACTGCCTGATATGATGTGATAACCTTGTTTGGCAAAGAATTATAATCATCTGACGTTTTTACCCACAATACACGTTTTTGTTCATCAAATCGATATGTAGTCTCCATTGTTTCATCGCCAATTACGTGATAATATCGCAAATAAGGTGGTATCAATTTGAGCCATGTCCTCTTTTGAAACAGTGCCTTTTTTTCATATTTAACACAATTCATGATAAGCATGATAAAGTCTTGTTCAATCATATACATTATTATTGAAATTCATTTAAATAATAATTCATTTGGTTTATAAATTGTAAAATTCGTAAACAATATAAACTATTTTTATATTTATTTATTATGTCTAAGAAATATAATATAACCAAGATATTTTTATTTGGAGAGACCGGAATGTTAGGAAAATACATATACTCTTATTTCAATGACAATAAAAATATTAAAATAACAAATATACATTTCAAAATAAAAGACAATAATTTTGATTTATTAGAAAACAAATTAATTGATAATGATATTGATGAATATACATGTGTAATTAATTGTATTGGTTTAATACCGCAAAGAAAAAAAGGTTTGTATACTGACAATGAATATTTTCTAATTAACAGTATATTTCCGCATGTATTATGGAGTATTTGCAGAAGACATAATGCTAAAATGATACAGCCTAGTACAGATTGTGTATTTGATGGAAAAAGGGGAGGATATTTAGAAACAGATATTCATAACGAAATAAATTCATATGGGATGAGTAAATCCCTAGGAGAACCGTCAGGTTGTACAGTTATACGTACATCTATTATTGGAAAAGAGTTATTAAACAAAAAATCATTTTTAGAATGGATACTATCAAATAATAACCAAAAAATCGATTGTTTTACAAATCATAAGTGGAACGGAATAACTTGTTTACAGTATTGTAAAATAATAGAAAAAATTATAACTGATAATATTTTCTGGTGTGGTGTTCGTCATATATATTCACCTACATCAACGAACAAATATGAATTGGCGTTGAATATATCACAGGTATTTAATTTAAATGTTTCAATTAATCCTATTGAAACGAATGAACCAATAGATAAAACATTATTATCAAATCACCCCGATATATTTCAAATACCAGAGTTATTAGTTCAGATTAATGATTTAAAATCCTTTTGTTTGTTATAAATAATGAATACATTATTAAAAAATAAAGACAAAATTTTTGAAATAAAAACCAAAGTAGAAAATAATGATAGATCTTTATACTCACACACTTGCGTTAATAACAATGTTATAGACGAAAATACTATTTCAATTGTAATGACTTCGTCAAATCGTAGTAAACAAACGTATTTTACATTAAAAACAATATCAAATAGTAAATATAAAAATATCCAAGTAATTATTGTAGATGATTCGGATTACGACCCAATTAATATAGATACATTAATAAATGCGAATTATAATTTTTATATTGATATCATAAAAATAAGTCGTGAAAATAAAACTTGGCATAATCCATTAGTAAATTATAATATTGGGTTTAATTTTATTAAGGGAAACAAAATTATTATTCAAAATTCAGAGGTTTGTCATATTGGAGATATTTTAAGTTTTATTAATGATAATGTAGCTGTTAACAATTATTATGTATTTGATGTAAATGCTAGTATAGATTTTAATACAAATGACATTATATACAATAGCAATGTTGACAATATTGATATTTTCAATAAACCCTTATTTAGCCAGTGGTATCAAGGCAAAAATAATAATAGAAATTTACATTTTTTGACCGCATTATCTAAACATACGTTTGATAAAATAAAAAATTTTGGTTATGATTGTACTATGGGTGCATCATGGGATGACGATGAGTTTTTATTAAAAATATTATCAAAACATATAAATATTATAAATATCTGGCATGATGAATATAATGTGGGAGGAATACATTTGTATCACAATATCGCAGTAGATACATGGGATAAAAATGTTGAATTGAATTGTGGTCTATTTGATTTGAAGAAATGTATATATAATTTTACACATGAATATATTGATGTTACAGAAAATAAAAATGATTTTGATGAGAAATTTAAAAAATTATTATCAGGATAAACAAATGGTGTTTTTACAAATAAAAATTTTATGTAATTATAATATAAACAAGTTATTGGTATAATTACATGATGAAAAAAACAATTGTTACAATCACGGGCATTCGCCCAGATTTTATTCGCATGTGTGAAACCTTCAAACAATTAGACGTTCATTTCAATCATGTATTAGTTCATACTGGTCAACACTATGATGATCTCTTAAGTGGAGTTTTTTTTGAACAATTACATTTGAGAGAACCAGATTACATTTTAAATACAGGAAAGTCATCATCCAGTCATTTTGAGCAATTGGCTTATTTATCAGTTGAGATACCTAGATTATTCAAAAAGGAAAATATAAATCCAGATTTGATTTTATTTTTGGGAGATTCAAATTCGGCAGGTGTTTCATTTCCTTTGAAAAAAGAAGGGTATAAAATTGGTCACATAGAAGCTGGTATGCGGTCTTATGATAAAAGAATGTTAGAAGAACTCAATAGGACTATATGTGATCATTGTAGTGATATATTATTTGTATATCACGAAGATTATCTAAATCAATTAAAACTAGAAAATATTACAAAAAATATACATGTTGTTGGTAATACAATTGTTGAACCTTTTACGATCTTCAAGGAATGTATAATGTGTAATCCTAAAAACAATAATATGATTTTATTGGATATTCATCGTCCCGAAAATTTCAAATATGTAAATAGATTGAAAAACATTTTTGAATTTGCAAATAAATGTTCGGAAAAATATAAATTGCCTGTAAAACTGTTGTATTTTAAAAGATTGAACGATGAAATAGAAAAACACAAAATAGAACTGGATAAAATACAAATGATACCGCTGTATCCCTACAAAGAGTATTTAGATACGGTTTATAATTGTAGATTTATTATAAGTGATAGTGGTACGGGTCAAGAAGAACCAGCGTTACTTAATACACCTGTTATTGTTCCAAGAGATTTTACAGAAAGACCTCAAAGTTATACTAACAATTGCAGCATTAAGCTAAATGTTGAAAACTTGAATACAGAAGAGGTTCTTGAATGGATAGAAACTATAGAAACAGGAAAAAAACAAATTGATACGGGTTGGTTAGGAAATGGAAATACAAGTAAATTAATCGTTAACGAAATAAAAAGATTTTTGGATTAAAGATATTAAATAATATGTATCATTACATATAATGACGGTTATAAATAATGATTGTAATTACAAAACATTAAAAATGAATACATATCCATTCCCCTATTTAAAGGCTGATGGTTTTTTGGAAACGGAGTTTGCTTTAGATTTACAAAATGAAGTATTAAATATACCAAACGACCAATGGGACAGATATTCTAATCCGTTTGAACAGAAATATACTTTACGTAACAAATATAATTTCCCTTGTAATTTGAAAAAACTATTTAATGAACTAACAAGTGATATTTTTGTTTTAGAAATATCTAAATTAGTTGGTTATAAATTGAAATTAGATGAAACGCGAAATTTTTGGGGAGTACATACATATGGACCAGGAGATAAATTAGACATTCATGTAGATGCTGGTTTACATCCAACTTTGGGATTAAAAAAACAGGTTACACTTGGTATATATATTAGTTCTAATTGGAAAGAAGAATATGGATGTAATTTAGAAGTATGGAAAGGAGAGAATAGTTCTAATAATGATGCGAAAATTTTTGAAAAAGTAGATAGCATAGCACCGCTGTTTAATAGATTAATTCTGTTTACTTGTAATGATTATTCGTGGCACGGAAATCCAGAACCAGCAAATTGTCCTGAAAGTAGTAAACGTATTTTTGTAACAATATCTTATTTGAGTGAAAATTTTGAAGACGATAACAAACGAAAGAAAGCATTTTTTGTTAAACGCCCAAATGATCCAGATGATTTAGAAAAAGATAAATTGAGATTAATAAGGTCTGACCCAGATACATGCAAAGATGTTTATAATAGAATAATACATAACATATAACTTTATTTTTGTGTTGTATAATTTGTTTACCAACTTTAAAGTTTATCGTATGTATGAAAGGGCTCATTTGAATGTCCAAAGTTATATGAAATGCGTATAAGTTGAAATTTTAATGACTATATATTAATGTATAATGAAATCTTTGCGTTTTACATATTATAATCGTGACTATAATTTTGAGTATAATTATAATGACGCGTCTGGATTAGGTTGTATTAAGGAAATTGTTACAAACGACGATTATGTTTTACATAAATTTACAAATAATGAAAAAAAACATTTTATAGACATCGGCGCGAATTGCGGAATTGCTACAATTATTTTAGCAAAACAAAATCCTCTTTCAACCGTATATTCATTTGAACCTGATAAATTATTATTTGACATACTGAATAATAATATCACAATAAACAATTTGACAAATGTAAAAACATTTAATTGTGCTGTAAGCAAAGACGGAGTTGACAGTTTAGAATTATGTTTACATCCCGACTATTCTGGTGGAAATTCAACATATTCTGATGTAAATAATTTTAAAAGTCACTTTAATACAAATAATATTAGTTCATATACAGTTAAATGCATTTCATTGGATAAAATTATTGATGATAATTTTATAGATGAAATTGAATTATTAAAAATTGACTGTGAAGGTGCTGAGTATGACATCTTATATAATTCGTCAAATATTAAAAAAAATATTGTTAAAAATATGGTTGGCGAATTTCATAATTTGAAATATAATATAGTAGGAAAAGAAACAGGAGAAAGTTTAGTAACATACTGCAAACCTTTTGTAGAAAATATTTTTAAAGTAACAATTTTAAATATTTAGATTGATGCAATTTTTTATTTGTTAACATATGATATTGTAATTAATTTATTAGAATTAAGACATATTATCAAACGCCGGCCCAAATGGTCGGAATGTGCTTTGGCATGGTTACTTTACAAACCGATAAATCTCATTTGTTATTACATATAACAAATGAGATTGAAATGTTTAGACAAAACGCGTTTATAATTTATTGAAAAAAAATCCATATATGCATATATGGATTATTCGAAAATATATTCTGATGCGTTTTCATTACAATCATATTCCGCCGAACATCATACACAGTACGATTTCGCAGTGAGTTGTATAGCAACTATTCATAATAAAACGAATGAGTTTTCGTGTATAGATATAGGTAGTGGGCGTGGACAACTACTGAGACTAATTCGCATGAATTACCCTAATGTCAAACTGACGTCAGTTGATATACAAAAATTCAACGATGAAAAAGAAACATTCATACGATGTGACTTGTCATCTCACGATGACAGATTAAATTTATTAGATAAAAAATACGATGTATTATGTTGCACTGATGTTTTTGAGCATTTGGATAAAACGTTCATAGATGATGTTATTAATATGTGTTCTTTACTATCTAAAAAGTGTATTTTATGTATAGCTAATCATAGCGATATAATAAATGGCGTAGAATTACATACAATACAAGAAAATGACATTTGGTGGGAATCGCATCTTGATAAACATTTAATTATTGAACAAAAAGTAGTACTATATAACGGAACATTGTATACGTATTTGTGTACGTCAAAGTGAATTACGTTGTATAGATGTGTTTGTATTTTTTATAAGTCTATAAAATGGAATTTTATATTAATTCAAACGAATTTATAAATTTTTTCAGTTCTTCTTTATTCAAAGGGTTCAGCGTGCTGTTATAATTTTGTATATCATTTGTAAGTAATAAGTTTTTATATGCTGGTTTTATGTGCATATATCCGGAATTCATTTTGATGAGACGCAGCGATTGTGTTTCACTAATCAGAGATTCCAGCATTTTTTCTCCCGGTCTTAATCCAGTTATTTTAACAGGTTTTCCATATTTTTCAGAAAAAATCTCAATTAAATCGGTCATTCGCAAAGAAATCAGTTTTGGTATAATAATATCTCCTGATTCCCCGTTTAAAATAGCATATTCAATCAAATTTACGCTTTGTTCTAAAGTCATTACAAATCTTGTCATATCGGGGTGCGTTAATTTAAACTCTAATACTGTTGGGTCATTGCCGATCTCGTGTAATATGGGGATAATACTACCTCTTGAATTTAATACATTTCCATAACGAACATTTACAAATTTACGGTTTGTTACATATAATGATTTTTCTACAACGGCGCTTTCTGCTAATGCTTTTGCCATTCCATAAACATTTGTAGGTTCGCATGCTTTGTCTGTGCTTATCATAACTACACATTCAAGACGAGACAAACGATCATTATTTTTCTCAACTGCGTTTAATATATTGATTGGCCCCATACAATTTGTCTGTAAACATTCATTTACCGCATACTCACATCTATCAACATGTTTTAGTGCAGCCATAATTATAATAATATCTGGTTGTTCTCTTAAAATCGCAGTTTCTACTCCTTCGTAATTACGAATATCCCCGATAATAAACTGTAAATTTTGCGTTTTGTATTGTAAACCCATTTTCCAATGTTTGCATTCATCTCTTGAATAATTAACAATTTTATTATTAGTTACATATGTTTTAATGAAATGATTTCCCAAAGATCCAGATCCACCAAACAATAGTATTTTTTTATTTTCAATCATTATGCTTTATAATTAATAATGTCTATAAATCATTTTTTACATTATATAAGTTTTTTTACTACACATTTGGTATTTTTACACCTTTGCGCATCGAAGATGCGCATGGAACCGTTACTTTTCGCTGGTGAAAACGCCCCATAATGGGCGATTTTTAGCGTAGCAAAAAAGAGAAAAGGTGTAAATAATATTATTGAATTTAATAAACACATAAAGACAATATTTAAAACAACTTATACATAAAATGATAACTTGTCTATCCTTTGTCGGTATTTTACCTGAATATATTATTGAGTGTGTACATCAAATAAGATGTTATTACGATGGAGAGATATTTTTAATAATAAATGATTTAAATTCTGTTCACTTACAAAAGATAGAAAAATACAGTGTTGTTATTGTTGATTATAAAACCGTAATATCTGATACATTTTTACAAACGGCGGATAACCATAAAAAAAAAATTTTGTATATTGATACTTTATACGGACGTGAAGAATTATTCTTAAGGTCATTTGAACGGTTTTTTATATTGCAGAATCTACTAAAACAAACCGAAAAAGAAGATTGTTTGTTTTTGGAATTGGATAATCTAATTTATGATGACCCACATAAGTGGATTGATAGTTTTTCCAAACACGAGCTGTGTTATATGTTTGATAGCGACAAAAGGTATGACACTCCTATAAGATTTGCTTCTGGTTTAATGTATGTTAAAAACGCAGATGCATTAAATGGATTTTTAAGTTGTATATTGGATATGATAAATAATTCGTCCGGATTTATATCCGAAATGATAGCATTAGGTATTTATTACGAAATGAATAAAGATAAGGTAGGTGTTTTACCAAGTTATTGGAATGACCCACGTGTTCCACAAATCGCATATTTAAATTACGATAAATATAATGATACGGTTTTTGATGCATCAGCAATGGGTATTTATTTATTAGGAATGGATCCATACCATACAGGTGGTGTAATAGTTAAAAATCTAAAATCATATTGGGCTGATATAGATTATACACAACAAATATTTGATTGGAAAATAGATGAAACTGGAAGAAAAAGGCCATATATTTTGAATGGAGAAAAGTGGTTGTTGATAAATGTTTTACACGTTCATTCAAAGGATTTAAAGAACGGTTTGTCTACAGATATTACAATCTAAAACATACAATAATATGGTATATTAAATATATTGATTTAAAGAAGATTTATAAAATAATAAAATGTTAATTTCATTACATGACCTAGTAAAAAAATACAATGTGGTATTCAAGGGGGTTTTACATGTTGGAGCACACGAATGTGAGGAGCTCAAAGATTACTTAAAATATTTGCCTATGAGAAAAATTTTATGGGTTGAAGGTTTAGAGGATAAAGTCCAATTTTGTAAGGACAAATACCCAGGCGTCCAAATCGAACACGCTGTTGTATCCGATACTGTGGAAACGGTTACATTCAATCGTTCTAATAATGGTCAGTCTTCGTCGATTTTAGAGTTCGGTTTACACAAGCATTACCATTCGTGGGTTCATTATGTTAGTTCTACTGAAGTAGAAACCCAGGTGTTACGCGATATACTCCCAAAATATGATATTGAATATAACTTTTTGAATTTAGATATTCAAGGAGCTGAGCTAAAGGCATTGAAGGGAATGGAAGAATATTTGAATAAAGTTGACTATGTATACACGGAAGTCAATTCAGATTATGTATATGAAAAATGTGCTCTTGTTACAGAAATTGATGATTATTTGAAACAGTTTAATTTACATCGTGTAGAGACGTCGTGGACTGATTGTAAGTGGGGTGATGCTTTTTATATCCGAAGGTAGATAATTTTGTCATACTTTTTCACATAGTTATGAAAAGTATGAAAAGTATATAAGTATTTTTCATACAATAATGAAAGACATATGGATTACGAAAACATAATTACAGGCGAGCGGGTTCAACAATTTGCGAATGTTTATTTAGGGTTTCCAGATGATTTCAATTACAACCCAGTTATTCGGCAACAGCGCGACAAACATTTTGATCTGCAAAAATTGAGCGACACATTTGACAATCCATATTATGTGTTTTGTTATACTCATCGAATTGATGAGCTGTCATCCAAGATTCACTTATTCAAAAACGATTTTGTTCTCATCACCCACAACTCGCACAGAGAGGTTCGAAATACGGCAGAAGTCAACTTGATTTTGAATTCACCCAAATTACAAAGGTGGTATTGTCAAAATATGTGCTTTGAACATGAAAAACTATTTTTTGTCCCGATTGGATTTGCCAACAGTATGTGGCCACATGGAAATATAAATGTATTCAAACATACATTCTTTACTTGTAATCTCACTACAAAAACGAAATCGGTATATTTCAATTTCGACATAAATACAAATGTAGTTAAACGAGTTGAAGCATTGGAAGCATTGAAAACCAAGGTTCCGTGGTTGACAAATGTATCACCATTTGAAAATCTAATACGTTTACGACAACACGCGTTTTGTATTTGTCCTGAGGGACATGGTGTAGACACCCACCGATTGTGGGAAGCGTTGTATGTAAAAACGGTCCCAATCGTAATTGACAGTGAGTTCACGCGTATACTACAAAAGCATAAGGTCCCGCTTGTTGTGTTGGATAAATGGGGTGACCTAGTTGTAAGCAAATTGCGTTACAAAGATTATAATTTTGATCACCCAGAATTTCAAAAGATCTCGTGTTTTTTAAAATTGTTTTTGTGAACATTCGTTATTTTTTGCTATATTTTTTTCACGTAGTTATGAAAAGTATAATAATGAGTTTAACATGTGTATCTTGTTTCTGGAAGGTTGACAATAAACATGGTGATAAATATTATGACTGGTTTAAGAATTCCCTTAGTGTAAACTGTCCATATGTATTTTTTTCTAATAAAGAAGGTATTGAAATTATTAAAAAATATAGAGCAAACTTGCCAACGTTTTATATCGAGTGTGAAATTAAGGACTTTTATACTTTCAAGTACAAGGATGTTGTTCGAATTAACGCTATACATTGCCCAAGCATTGAACTAAATTTAATATGGAATGAAAAAATTTTTTTATTACAAAAAGCATATGAACTAAATCCGTTTCAAAGTGATTGGTTTAAGTGGATTGATGCAGGAATATGCGTATATCGTGATACCGCTCCACCTATAACAAATTTACATACAACAAATATCTTAAATAGTTTGCCCAAGGATAAATTTATATATTCATCTTCGAACCCGTATATTCGAGAGATGGTTTCAACTACAAACTATTATCATCACGTATCAGGTACATTTATATTACATAAAAATATAATTAATAAATTTGCGGAAATATACAAATTATATTTGGATAAGCTCTGGGATAAAAATAATATTTGGACAGAACAAGTTATTTACACACACATTTATAAGGATTATCCAAATCTTTTTTTTAAGTTATGTGATGGTTATGGATCAATACTAACATATTTGTATGATATTAAAAATACGATTAGTGTATTGATACCTATCTACAATGGTATAGAGTTTATAGATGAGTCTGTTTCATCTGTAATTGCCCAAACTTACGATAAATGGGAAATCATTATTGGTATAAACGGTCATCCGCAAAATTCGCAAGTTTTTCAACAAGCAAAACAATACGAGAATAACAGAATAAAAGTGCTCGATTTGTATACAATCAAGGGTAAATCGGCGGCGCTAAACGCAATGGTAAAGCACTGCTCATATGATTATGTTGCCATCCTCGACGTCGACGATATTTGGCATCCCGAAAAATTGCGTATTCAATCAAAATATTTACAATCGTATGATGTAATAGGGTCTAATTGTATATATTTTGGAGATAGAAATAATATTGTTCCCCAAATACCCCAATTGGATATATCCGCGTTTGATTTTAGGCGGGTTAACCCGATCATCAACTCAAGCTCTATTATTAGGAAGGGTTTATGCTGGTGGGATGAAAATATTCACTCTGGAGTAGAAGATTATGATATGTGGATCAGGTTACGATTGCGGGGATGTAAATTTTACAATTGTCCTGAGATTTTGGTAAAACATAGGATACATCAAACATCCGCATTCAATTCAAAAGGGAATCATAATGCTGTCCCGGGCCTTCTTGCTAAATATTATGGTTAGCCTACCATATAATTAGCATTGGATCTGTTTCCATTCTCGAGGGCACAAATCACTTGTATCGTGTCCAATCGATGGGCCAAACCAAGCAGAGGGATAACACACAATTTTGTCAGGGTTTGTATTCAAATATGCTGCCCACCAACTGTATGAACTGTTTGCGATTATATTGTGACGACAACAACTCATTAATAGCATTTGTTCCCAGTCGGCAAGACTCGTATCCGCTCGTTCAAACGCGAGTTGTGGGAAATCAAGCTGTAATGCGTCGATCGTTTGTTTCACGTGATCAATGTCTTCATCTTCGCAAAAATACATCACCATATTAGGGGTTGGGGCTGGTTGATTTTGGGCCTCTAGAATATAGGAAAGCGAACATTTGTAATAATCACATGTCGCAATTGGATGAACCCATCGTACTTTCTTGTAATCACCCAACCGGAAATGAATACTGATTGAATTTTCATATTTGTATTTTTTAAACAATGTAGTTCTAAATTCTTCAATACCAGTTAGCATGATAATTGTTTTGGAATATTGTTCAAAATACTTGTAACTTTGAAAATACCCAAATAAACGCGCGTTTTGATTATTGGCCAAAACAGACATATCAAGATCATTGTAACGAAACCCATTTTCTTTGATTTGTACTAATGGAGGAAATACTTGAGTCAAGTATGGTTTCATTCTATACAAAAATGTGTCCCAATACGTATATCGCAGTGTACAATTTCCGCCTCCCAGCGTTTTGTTATCTAGGAACCGAAAAGATACACCGTTTTTCATTGAATAAGCAATTGTAGTAAAAATTTGAAATAACTGATTTCCTAGCCCTCCCATCAAATTACATGTCAACATATTATATGTCATTTGAAAAGTGTTTAAATATTATTTTGTAGTAAATGTATTTTCTACACAATTTTGTTTTTCACATTTGGTCTTATAATATTCTTTTGCTTTTTCTTTATTCTCTTCATTATATTTGCGTTTGAACTCTTTTATTTTTTCAGCGTTTTTCTCTCGATATGCTTTTTGAGATGCTCGTAATTTTTCGAGTTTTTCAATATTTTCTTGTTGGATTTCCTCTTCTGTCTTAACTATTGTGTTTTCACCAAGATGTATTTTTGATCTCAAGTGTCTATCCTTGTTACCAAACGTGTATTGTTCACCACAACCCTGACATGTTAATACTTGGGAATTTTTCTCCTTGATTTGTTCCTTATTTTTCTCGCGCCATTCCTTCTGCTCAATTGAGGCCTTCACTTTATTATTCTCTCTATAGACCTTTTTGTCTGCTGCTAACTTTTCCTTATTCTTCTCTCGATAATCGGTTTGATAGTCCTTAATGACATCTTTATGATCTTCTACGTATTTCTTTTGGTATGCGAGCTTTTCATCTTTGTTTGCTTCATAATTATCTTTGGCCTTTTCCAGAATAGCAGGTTTATTGGTTTCATACCAATTATGCTTATAATTAACAGGATCTTCTGTACACATTGCGTATGGTTTATTTATGTTAAGACTAGGGGATAACAATTCAACCCATTTGTGTTCAAGTGCCTCTGCTTCTCTTTTGTCGTTACATTCAACTTGTTCGATTTGTATCATCGACCAATTCTCCCAACCACCATTATCACGAATACATTTATATAAAGACTTATTATATTGTTCACCATCTTCATTATAACAACCTGATTTATGCTGTGATTTACGTTGGGTAAAATTTGTAGTATGTCCAATATAAATATCCTTAATATTTGTATCTTTACAACAAAATTTGTAGATAATTGTTTGTGAATAATCAGCTGGTATTTTTGGCATGTCTTATAATATATTATAACATATTATTTAAGTTATTACTACGAACATATTAAAAGTCTTCTGTTAATTCGAATATATCGCTACTGGTAGTTTTATTTGCCAGAGCATAAGAATCTACTTTTTTTTCAAAGAAGTTTGTCTTACTTTCTAAACTAATTAATTCCATAAAGTCAAACGGATTTTTCGCATTGTAAATCTTTTCGTATCCCATTTGTAAACACAAACGATCAGCTACAAATTGGATATATTCTGTCATCAACAGGGAGTTCATTCCAATCAAACGACAAGGGAGCGCATCGCAAATGAACTCCGTCTCAATTCCCACCGCCTCCTTGATGAGGTCGTTGAACTTTGTCTTGCTCATTTTCTTGACAAGTTTTGAATATAAGAGCATCGCGAATTCACAGTGAAGAGCCTCATCGCGCGAAATGAGTTCGTTGGAAAACGTGAGACCCGGCATTAATCCGCGCTTCTTCATCCAATAAATGCTGCAGAATGCCCCGCTGAAAAAGATACCTTCAACGCAGGCAAACGCAACAAGGCGCGTGGCAAAACTGCTGCGGTTATCGTGAATCCACTTTTGCGCCCAATCCGACTTCCTTTTGATACAAGGGAACACATTTATCGCGTTGAACAGACGCGACTTCTCTTCTTCGTTTTTCACATACGTTTCAATTAACATACTGTACACTTGGGAATGTATGTTCTCCATCGCAATCTGGAATCCGTAAAACGCCCGCGCCTCCGACACTTGAACTTCACTCATAAACCGTTCCGCCAAATTTTCCAAAACAATTCCATCACTCGCAGCAAAAAACGCCAAAATCATCGACAAAAACATTTGTTCGTCGGCATTTAAGCTGTTCCAATCATTCATATCCTTCGATAAATCAATTTCTTCGGCTCGCCAAAAACAGTCAACTTGCTTTTTATACATTTGCCATATGTCGTCATGTTTGATTGGAAACATTACAAATCTGTTATCGTCTGGAGTAAGCAAAGGTTCCGTGTTGGTTTTCGACATCCTAAATAATATATATAGAAGATTTTAATATTTTTTCGGTAATAATAAAATAACGGATAATTGTAACAATGAAAATTCTAATACCAATTGGAAATTATCAACTGCCTAGCAAAGATGACCAGTTTCAACTGTTACAAGAAATGATTGATGTCAAACGGGGTTCATTGGTAAAAAAACAAAAAACATTACACTTTTTGAGCAAGGAAAATGCTTTTTTACAGGGTATACGGGATGATTATTCCAAATATAACAAACATATTGTTCAACAAAAACAGGACCAAATGACGGCCTTGTCGATATTGAATAAATACATCAAGGATTTAGCTGTGACAGGAGAATTGAGCAAACAAAATATTAAGGATGCCCGGAGTGAACAACAAAAGATTTTGGAGGAGATTGATTCTATTAAGAACAATTTAGTTCCACTTTTGGAAAAAGTGGAGCAAAAATAGATGTTGGTTTTTGCTTCGCTTGAACCCTTTATAAAGGTGTATAGGTGGATTTGGCTCCACCACGGGGACAAAGCCCCATCCCATTACTTCGTGCTGCTGTTCCCTTCGGGAGAGGGCACCCCATTTTGCTCCACTTTTTCCAAAAGTGGATTTTCTAAAGGTGAGTGGATATGAACTCATCCGGCGTCATGATAGGTATATTGTGTTCCACCGCATATTTGGTTTTGGTTGTCTCATCATCTTTTGATTTAACAATCAAGACAAAAATATCCTTTTTCATGGTATCCTCGAGAGTGGCGCCATACAATGGCAATTTATCTATGATTTCTTTATCGCGGATTTTAGACATGACAATCTTTTTGCCATTTAACGGATGTTTTTTAGTTTCCTCCACCTTCTTAACGGAATAATTCAATTTACTTTCAAGCCCGCACTCGTTTACAAACGCAATAAACTTTGGGATATTGTCAACAAATATTTTGGCGGTTTTTTGTTCAATCCCGCTAACGGTTTTAATCTTTCCTATTTTCACATCATTTGCTTCACTTGATGTCATAATATCCGGGAATGCTTCCAATACAGGTTTAATCTTCCGCAATCCAATACCGCGGCCCATTAGTCCCGACGCAGACATCAATGTAACCAAATCAACATCCTTGATACGCGTCTCGATATTGGAAACATATTTGTCCGCTGTAGTTTTGAACCCCGCAGTTTTGAAATCATCACTCGTCATTACCAGGATCTTGGCAACAGTGTCAAACCCGGCATCCATCAGTTTCTTGATATTTCCTCCCTTCAATCCATCCACGTCGATTTCCGTGAAAAATGCCACCAGATTTTTCTCTTGAACTGTCTTATTGGAACCAATATCTTCAATCAAAACATCCACATGAGTATCGTTCCAGGTATACGCTTCGGTCGGCATCTTTGACTGCTCTGCGGCAACTATGACTCTTGTGATTTTGGGAATGACGTCTCCAGACCGAACCAGCTCTATAATCGCGCCCACACCAATTTTGTTATCCTCGATGAATTTGGCATTATATCCTGTCGCAAATGTTATTTTCACTCCGCCCAATTGAATTGTCTCGATTTGGACGCGTGGCTTCAAATACCCGTCTTTGCTCGGTTCCCACAATACATCGACGACCTTTGCCTCGGCCTTTTGGTCCGATAAAACCATTTTAAAAGCAAACGCGTGTTCAGGGTTTCCAGATGTTCTTGGATGAACATTGTCATCTGTCACAATGATACCATCAATCTCATATTTGTTATTGGTTCTCTCGTCGACCAAATATGAAGACAGTTTCTCATTGGTAATACTCTGCTCCACCTTGTAATCAACCACTTCAAACCCTAGCTCTTTTAACTTGTTCAATTGTTCGCCGGGTTTCAGTTCTGGAACAATACATTCGTATGTAACAAAATGAATATCTGCAGCCTTTGCGTCGACGCTCTTGGAATTTACTATTCCCGATGTCAAATTGCGCGGGTTCGCAAATGTGTCTGCGTATTTGCTGTTAAATACTGATTTCGGGATTATAAATTCCCCGCGCACAACGATTCCCTTGGTTGTGGGTAAATTCAAGACCTTTAGCAAATGAGATATATCTTGCCCGACCTTTCCGTCGCCGCGCGTATACAGCTTGGGTGTAGAACCATCCGTTGTATAGAGGCCGCTGACCCCATCTAGTTTGCACGAGAGAACATATGGCCCCTTGTATTTCGCGGTCCACGACGGAAGCTCTTTTGTGTCCGGTTTGATTTTGTCCATTGACCACATTTCGTACGGCAACTTGACTTTATTTTTGCCAACTGGCGCCCCAACTTGTTGGATCACATTATCACTTGGATATTTAACAGCGACATATTCTTTAACAATATCGTATTCGTTGTCTGTTAGCAACAACGATTTATTATTGTAATATGCGTCATTGGCCGCAAGTATCATTTGGTCAAGGTCTTTACGGGTCAACTTTTCTAAATGTGACATCCCAAGTTGTTTAAATAATCCAAAATTATCCATATTCTGTAATGATACTGGTTTTTGTTCTATACTCTTTTTGTTACTTATTTTTTTTGTAGATGTTGCTTTATTTACCCTTTTGCGCGTTATTTTGAGCAGCGACGGTTTTTCTTTTTCCAAGGATTTACAAACCTCTAGCAACTTTTTTTTATTGGATTTAGTCAAAGTAAGTTTCGTTTTTTGTGTTTTACCCATATATTATCTATGCATATTATAATGG